GCTTGAAGTATAAACTAATGTATCCGAATCTAAAACAAAATTGCTATCTATCGTATGCAATGTATTCGAACCTAAAGCGGTATAAATAACTGCCGAGCCTGCTGTTGAAAAAGTAAGATTTATTGTTTCCCCTTCATCATATAATTCTTGTATTGGAGATGATAACTCTTTATCAACATCAATTACATCTATTGAATATTGCGGTATAGTATTTTCATTTTGCACAACTATTGTTAAAGATTGAGTGGCAACATACGGGGATGTTATTATTTGATTATTAACAAAGAATGCTATACCTGAAGTTAAATAGCCTAAATCTAATGTTGCAGAATCTTCAAATACTTTATATATATTACCTGAATCAGATATACTATAATTATCAAAACCTGTAACATTATCAATAGAAGTTCCATCTCTAAATTCTAATTTTACTACAATTGCTTTATGAAGAACAATTGAACCCGTAATAGTTATTGATGTATCTGTTATTATTCTTCCATCATGGGGAAGATTTGAAATAGTACAATTTACAAGAGGATTTGGAGTTATAGATATTACACTTCCAAATGGAACATCATTAAAAATCATAGTTGTATTTGTGGTCGTCATTGGATCCATTCCTTCTAATTCAATATCAAATAAATCAAATCCAATTGGTCCTATTAATGTAATTGTAACAGAATATAAACTTACGATATTTACATTAGGTTTAAGTGGCAAATCTCCTGATTCAGTTGTAATACTTGTCTCTTCTGTTTTATTAAATACTATTTCTCCAGTAGAATAATCTATAAAATAATTATCCCAATCTGGATGTGCTTCTATAATTGCATCAAAAGCAGGACCACTTGTTTCATAATATACGCCATCTATAAGAACATACTCATTTGTAATTCCTTGTATATCCTTATCTTTCTTTGTAAATAAGATTCTATTATTTTTATTATCATATCCAACTAAATAACCAACTCCATTTTTACCATAAGGCATATCCTTATGTGGGAACTCAACTGAGTGTAATCTAAAGTAATCAAATACTTGTTTTAATTGAATATTATCTTTACAGTATTTATCTATCATTGCCATAGATAGAGATGTTATCGCACTCTCTCTACCAGATAATGAAAACATATTTATGCTTCTTCCTTCTTCATCTATATAATAAACAGTATCATTTAATAATATCCATCCAAATCTTCCTGTCATTCCACCAAAGATTCCATTGGAAGTATTAATAACATTTTGTGGATCTATTGAAAGAACACTTCCAGTTCCAACATAAGAAACGATACTTCCTATAATTTTTTCCTCATAAGAAGGTTTAAATACTAATGCACTTCGTGGAGTAAATACTATAAGCTGTGTATTATGAGCAAATATATTCTTTATTTCTCCATTCATGCCTTCAATATCTTTATAATTATTTGGCAAGAATATTCTATAGTTATCATTACGCTCTTCAGTAAAACTAACTTCACTATAAATTAATCTATATGGATGCTTTTCATTTTGCTTTGCATTGTCATCATAAGTAAATGGAATAGCATAATGAAGTCTTAATGAATTTAAAAACAAGTCCCTATTATAAATATAAAGTTCATTTTTTGCGGCACCAATAAAAGACCGGTTACCTTCTGTCTCTAAAGATAGTTCAGTCCATTTATTTAATAAATATTTACTATAATCACCATCATTAAATTGTTCACATGGATATTGATATAATCTTTCTTCATTACTTTCACTTCTCCAATAAGCATTTATAGTAGAATCAAACCATAAAGAATTTATAATCTCAGATATAGTAACAATTAAATCATCTGGAATACTATTTGTATTTATATGCCTTGACCAAAGTCTATCTCTAAATAGTTTTGCATATTTATTTGTTTTATCCGAATCATAACTAAAATTTTTCTTAGCAGAATCCATAACTACATCAGTAGCAATAGATAAACCTCCTTGTAAAACATCATTTGCTCCTTGTGCAATTACTTTTGCCCCCCCTCCATAAACACCTGCAACAATTTTACCAACACCCATTACAGTTCTAACTGCACCAGTTAGATAACCCATCCAAGAGCTTTTCTTTTCTCGTTTCTTCAAAAAATTATTATAGAAAAATGAATTTGTATATTTAATAGGAGAAACATAAGTATCTCCACCAAAAGAATTAATTCCTATATTTGGAATTGTAGTTCTCTCTTCATAAGGAATAAATGGTGTTATCTCAAAAAAAGGTAAGTCTCTCCAATTAAAATATGGATTTGCTAATTCTTTATATAAATATCCATATAAATAATTATTCATTAATGCTGATATATTATTTCCTGTTGTAGAATCAGTATCTTCATTATTATAAGGCATTGCTACATTAGATAACTTCGCTATTAAAGTATTATTATCCTGTGAATAATTATATAAAGTATAGTTTGTACCATTATCATAATCTTGATAATCTTTCATTTCAAGTGGATATAAGTTATCTAAAAACTTAATATCAATCATCCCTTGTATTTGAAATCTTGTAATTTTTGTAATTGGAATTTCCTTATATGCAGTATATAAAGAGAATCCATCTTTATCTTCCTCTGTTATTTTATTTTTAGATTTTGAATATGATGTTCCAGGAAAACAGTCTTCTGTAAGATTTTTTATAATTCTACTTTCATCATCAAATGGATTAACATCTACACTACCAAAATTAGTTATTCCTCTATTATTTTCTACATGATCTGGATCGGAAGTATATATATTTTTTAATTTTGAATAATCAATGCCAAGTTTATATTGAGGAATAAATTTTAAATTACCACTGGTCGAATCATACATCTCTTTTAAAAACTTATTCTTTAATGAAAGTATCTGCACCCAGTCTTTATTAAAACTAAATGTTGCAGTACCCGGCTTTCTATTTGTTAATCCACAAAATATAAACCTATCAGAACTTGACTGAGATGATCTAATTTTGCTTGTTGGTAACATATATGCACTGTCAAGTATAGTAGAATTATTAGCATCTCTTTTATTGGCAACAAAATAATAACCAATTACTTTATGTCCATCCAGCTCTTCTTTTGGGGGAATTGAAATATTACTAAAATTAAATCCGGGAATATATGTATTATATTTAATATCTGGCATATTAACTTCGGAATCTTCTGAATCTGTTAATTTAATAAATTCATTAAACCAGAATTTAGACCATCTCATATAACCTTGTACTGAATCAACTTGATCACGTATAGCTTGAGATGATCGTATTCTTTCTATTTCTTGTGTTTGATATCCACTTCCATCAATATTATAATACATTTGAACAGACCCAGTTACTCTTATGGAATTTCCATAAGTATCTTTCCCAAAATCAGTATAGAAAGCTTTTCCGTTACTTGGATTAAATTGTGCTGAGTTACCATTTCCACCATCAGCATTTTTCTCTCTTACACTCATACTTCGCATACAAAATTTATTTATAACAGATACATTATAAACAATTTCCGTTAATCCAATTTGCAAGTCTTGTGGGTCTTGTAAGTCTATTGGCCAGTTAGGCGGCGCACCAGTTGCTAAATCTGTATTATCGTAAGGAGGATAAGTCTCATCAAGCTGTTTAGATGTTAATATACTTGAATCAGTAAGTGTATATGATGTTCCCTCACGATAAGCTAATCTTATATGGTCTTGAAATGCACGTTTCCCAGCATATCCGGGAGAAGCTCCGTTAATATAACATGTTACATTGCCAGTTAAACATCTTCTATTATAAGATGCATCGCCAGTATAAGCATTATATAGGTCGCCTGCAAATTCTCTCTTTATTCTTTTAGTAACACCTTTAGAAGTGGCAGATTCTCCATCTGAATTTTTATTATATCTTCCAATAAACGCATGTGATAATACTGCCCCATAACGTGGTGATGAGTCTATACTTTTATTTATTAAATTTTTTTTGGTCAATAAAACAGATAATGATTCATCTTGATAAACACCATCCGTTGTATAATCATCGCCAATATTTGTTGGTCCACCACCATATATAGATGGAGTTATATACATTGCTTGTCTTTTTTCAGCTATAGTCCCAGACGCATGATTGTCCTTATACATATATGTAAAACGAGAGCAATTATTGACACGTCCACTAAACCAGATAGCATGATGGTTAGGACAATGAGCGGCTTGTTCACTTTCTACTAATGGATATTTAGCAAGTGCAGATTCTAAATTATAAAAACCATAATTTGTTGAGGAATATGCGCGAATCATTCCACGCCTTCCATATTCAGTGGTTTCATACGCAGATCTTACAGCATGGACCATCGGAGTACCACCTTCTGATTTATAAAAAGTTGCCGGTACTGCACCCGCTGAAGAATACCAAATTGGACCTGCATAGTCTTTTATTTTTGGATTTGTAAAATTACCATTTTGTGTTTCAACTAATCGAGGAAATTTTTTACTATCATATTGCTCAAGAACACCATTATTTACTCCAAAAAATCCAGCTGTTATTTGATCAATAAACCGTGGTGGTTCTGAAATAAAATCAACTACAGGATATTCATCTATACCACACGAACATAAGAAATATGTTAAATGATTTTTATTATTCCAATCATCTCTTGTAAAAAAAAATTCATTTCCGCTTGCAACCTTAAACTCTCTCTGCCATTCCCCATTAGTTAGTTTTTTATTTATATGATAATAAACCTCAAATGAAAATTCATCATATTGGTCGTCTCTATTTTCTCCATCTACTGTAGGATTTGGAATTATAGTATTAACAAAATCAAGACCACCATGCGTTCTTTTTGTTTTTATATGTAAATAATAATTTTTTGGAGAATCTACATCTTCTAACTCAGTAATATCAATATCTACTAATGGAAACCCGTTATTATGGCCAACTCCATCTGGACCATAAGTTGTTCTTAATGGAATCCTATGATGTCTTACTTTTGTTTGATTTAAATCATTTCCTGCATAATCATTACCAAAAGAATCATCATAATAAAAATCTTGGCATTCATTATTATCATCTTCTGGAATCATTTTAATAACATTTCTGTCAGTGTCTGGTATTATATCTGAATTTAAAACATTATTCTTAACTCCCGGAATATGATATACAGGTGAAGTAATACCATTATCTAATACATATACAATACCCAAAGAATAAATTTCACCCCATTGAAAGCCAACATCAAAGATATTATGTACTGGATGAAAAGAAGCGTCTTTATTTTCAATATCATGTAAATTTTCTACTTTCTTTACAGCAACTTCTGTAAATATTGCAGATGCATACTTCTGTAATTTCTCCCATTTAATTTGTGCTGCTTCTACATTTCCAAGTACAAGTCTATTATTTACTTGACACATAGTAAAAGCTCTTTCAATTGCAGATGGTTTATAAATCAATTCACTTGCTGTGGTTGAATTTAATCCATTAATAGATGAAAACGAATAAAATGAATCCATTATATTATTATTTACATCTTTTAAAATAGGCACTGCTGCTGATAAATATATTTTTAATGCTGTTTCAGTATCAAACATATTATATGCCACTAAACCAAATTGGACATAAGCATAGTCATCATCTATTGTATTTCCTAAAACTGTACAATCTATCTTACTACTTGAATTAGTATATGAAATATCACTATTACTATTTAATCTTCCTCCAGTCATTTGAATGGCTGCATTAGAAGATGTATTAGTTATTACTATTTGTCGCGAAACCGTTATCCATGCTGTAGTGTTCAAATCATCATCAATAAGACGAACCGCAATACTATATGTTCCAACAGGAAGTTGTCCGCCTCCAAGAACAGCTATATTAGAAAGTTGTGGAATTTTACTATAACGCTTCATAAGAGTAAGCATATTAACTCTTATATCTCCATTACTATCTATATATTCATTTATCTGGTCTATATTTAAAGTCCTTACTGGATTATTCCCATCAGTCCAATAAATAACTTTTTCTCCATTTCTTCTTATTCTAAACGTGCCTTGTATTTGATAATGTGTATGAAAGTTTAAAACATCATCTTCACTTGAAGGCGATGCAATACTTGTTAGTAATTCAATACAAGTACTATCATTAAAATTAAATAATAAAATTCCAGAATACTTTTTTGGAACACCGTCTACATTTTTTGAACCTACAACAAATAGAATATATTGATAATTGTCAATATAAATATTTCCGATAACATCTGGATTAATACAAATTGTGCTTAAATCAAATTGTAATACTGTGCTTTTTTCATTTGTAAGTAAGTTTGCATTTAAAGTTCCTTTATCACTAACAGTAAAATCTGCTTTCACTACATCCATTGCAAAACGATACGTTCCCTGTGGTTGTAGATTTTCAGGACAATCAGTAAATAATCCAATATCAAAAGAGTTTTGGATTTGTGATTCTTGTGCCGGTTGTTGTTGTTCTTTATTTTCTGCCATTGATACGTCTTCCAAAATATGAATAATATTTATAATAATTAGGAATTATATTTAACCAGTTATCCATTCTGTTTTGATACTCATCAAGTGTCTTTGGCATCACAGCATTATTCTTTGCCGCTCTTGAATATTGAATCCACAAGCGTTCCATATCTTGTGATTTAGCTTGATTGAATTTAAACTCAGCATAACTTCCGCTAAACAAATTTCTTTGTGCGATCTTCCATTTAATATAATAACAAATGGCTTCAATCGTTCTTTCATCGTCAGGTATTAAAGGGTAACCTGTTCCTTCATCTATTGCTACAGCCAAATAAGCTATTGCAACAATTCCTCTTTCAAAGTTAAATTGGAGAACTCTATTTTCATCTCCAACTATTTTATATTCATCTATATTAGAACCATATAAACCTTCAAGTTCTGGTTCATGATAATGTCTTGGATAATGTAATCCATTAAAAAATACATGTTCACTTAATCGTATTGGCGTCCAATTATTTCTAAAACAAGATGATGATATAAATGAACCATACGGGAATACACCATCAGCTAATTCTGCTGCGGTAATATCATAACCATGGTCAGGATATAAGTAAGTGGACCAGCTAACAGTTCCTTCATCTCCACTATCATTACATTCAATTGTTAGAGTATTTCTCCACCAATAGTCAAAATGATGACAATGTCTATGTCTTGCTATCATACGTAAATATAAAAAGTTTGATGGCAAACACATTTTAAAATTCTTAACCTGTCCAAAACAAACACGTTCTGAAAGCATAGGGCTCACACGTAACAAACCAAGGGCATCACCAGTCCATTCTATTACTTCTTCTTCATTAATAGTTATGCCTAAATCTCTTGATAGCTTACTAAAAATTATATCTATTTTAGTTTGTTTCATTATTTTTATTTATTGATTGTAAATAATTCCTATATTTCATTCTATTTTTAGAGCCTTCTGTAGTAAATCTTTTTACAAAGTCAACATCTTGTTTTAATGTTCTTGGGAATATTTGCCAATTACCATTACGTATAACTTCTTTTATTGCAACTTTCATTTTACTTGATGTATAAAACCGAGTGCCTTTTTTATATCTTGTGTTTCTATTTAATACAAGTTTATATTGAAAACCATCTGTAGCTTCATTAGTATTATAGACACATTGTTTTTTTTCTAACATTGATTTATCAGCTTCCCAAAGCTCTTTCGTTTTTCCCCAATTAATTGTAAGACCTTTCAATCTATAACCACCATGCCCATTAGGTATTTTCGTAACCACAGGTGGACGATATCCTTCTACTGCTATAGTTCCATAGGAAAGAGGAAGATGTACCACATACCCCTGTAAAACATAATCTCTCACCTTTTTAAAATATGCACGCAACACCTTATTTGGAATTGCTTTATTAATCTTATGCCTACTGTAAAATTCAGGAGTATAAATCGAATAAAACTTTCTTATATTCTCATGGGTATTTACTACTTTTGCCTTTTTTTTCATCTTATTTATTTTTTAGATTGATATCTTTTAAATGGATTATCAGTATATGTGGTAAATGAAGTATCTTTTTTATCAAATGTATCATCTGGGGAAATATATTTAAGATTTCCTAATGTTGAATTAACAGCTTGAATAATTTGGCTTAAGTCTTCTTCCTGCATATATAAATCTAACTCTAATATATTTAAACAATTTGTCGCATCATTACAAAGCGATAAATTATAAACTTCAATAGGATCGAAAAAATAAGACGTTACACTTATTCCTTTTAAAGAAGATGTTGAAGCAATGTAAATATAATTATTTTCTATAAACCATTTAATACTATAAGCAGTATATCTATTACCCTTAGCATAAGTTAATTTTTCTTTTGTAGTCTTTTGGAAATTCATCCTTCCATCAACACTTGTAACAGAAAGAGTGTCTCCAATATATTTAGGTATTGGATATTCCGTTCTTAGTATTTTACATAAACTATCAATTCCAAGAAGACAATCACAGTCAATTCTTGGAACCTCAATTAATTTAATACAGTTTATTGTTTGTTTGTATGGCTCTACAAACATATTATTTTCTAACTTTTGCGCAAGTAGATAACTTCGATTTAATATAATCTCGTTATATATAAATCGGTTGCTTAAGACGTATTCTTCTGTTTCAATCCCCTTGTTGTCATACGTTTTAATTAAATCTATAATAGTTTTTATTTTCATTACTCATCTTTTTGTTCGGGTAATAGGTTTGTTAAAAAATTAATAGCCCATTTTAAAATTCTAGCGTTCACTTTTAGCATAAACATTTGAAGTCTGATAATAATCTTTTGAAAAAAAGAAAGTAATTCTGAAAGATTGTATTCATCTTCATAATGAAGAATTCTACAAAGCGTTCTTTCTATGTCAAGCTTTTCTTTATGAAGCTTCATAATAAAGTTTGCTAATTTTTGGTTTTTCATTTCTTTTTCTTGAATGTTTTTTTTTGTTTTCATTTTATTTTATATGTTTATTATTTAATAACTATTTTCTTTGGTAATGGTAATGTTTCTGATTTTGCTTTTCCAAGTTCAGATAATATTTGTTTTAGATTTTCATCTTGGCTAATGCCCGGTGTATTATCAAAACTTAAAGATATTTGCAAGTTTTCAATAATATTCTTATTACCAACAGCTATTTGATTATTCAAAACTTGTAATGCTTTTATAATATTTTCTTTTTCTTTTTCTATTATACTTTTATCTAATTGGCCATTATTAGCATAAGACGATTCATTAGAAATGTTTAAATTATAATTACAAGCATCTAATTTATAAAGCAATTCAGTTTTTATGCTTTGATAATGTGCGTTCATCTCTGCTTGTTCTTTTATTAAATTATAAAAACTTACAGACGCATTGCTTTTGTTTGTAGAAAAATATTTATTCTCTTCTTCTAAATATTTTTTCCTTTCTTTTAATTCTTTTTCTGAAGGTTGTTCTGGCTTAATTGATTCGCCCATTTCTGAAAAATACATGATTATTATTTTAAGTTAATTCTATATTTTTAAATAAATCTATTTTTTTTTCTACTTTATATTCAACCTCTACTTTATTTTTTGTATCACCATTTAATTGTATATCACAACTATTTTCTACTTTATATTGAAATAGGTTTTCACATTCTTCAAATTTACTGCATGCTAAAATTTCTTTTCCGATTAATAGATTATTTAATGTACAATAAACTCCTTCAAATAATTTTATAGCTTTATTCTTACAATTCAAACAGTTTTTTCCCATAGTGTTTTTCTTGCAAAGATAATCATTTTTAAAAGCAAATAATAATGTTTTGTAAAAAAAATTATTTTTTTGCAATTTCAAATAATACGCTTGTTAAAGTTTCAATAAGTCGCTTTTTTATTGATTCATCATTTAATAAAGCAACATCTTCTTTATTATTCTGAAATAAAAATTCTAATAACACGGCTGGAGGACGACACATAATTTCATTAAAGTTTGCTTCGTAGTCTATATCACCATCTGTCTTATCTCCTCTCCAGAATTTCCAACGGGCTCTATCATTTGGAGTAATATCATTAAATTCATTTTCAATAGCATTGTAAATAATCTCTGCATATTCATCTGCCTTTGTTTTACCAACAGTGGTATAGATACTAATACCTCGTGCAGTATCCCATCCATTCTTTGCCGAAGCATTACAGTGTAAAACAAAGTATAAGGCATCCTTTCCTTTTGTATAATTATTGGTTGGGATTACTTTATTTTTTTTAATATAACCAACATTAGGTTCTGATTTGGCATCAATATATAATACATCAACACCAAGATTTTTTAAATTTTCTGCAACTTGAGATGTTATTTCTCGGGAAAACTTATATTCTCTGAATTTGCCATCAGGACTTCTTTTTCCTGGCGTATCTTCTGCGTGTGCAGTTCCTAATACTATTGTTTTCATAATTAATACAAGGTATTATTACCGCCTTGTACGGCTTTAATATTATTCTTTTTGTGGCTCTTTAATTTTCTTATCAAAAGACGTTAGACCAAGTAATAATGTTGCTGTTGAAAAACATGGTGTGATATAAGCAACCATATAATCTAATGCCGTATGTAGTTTTGGTATTAATAATAAACAAGTTGCTGCAATAGTAGGAAAAACAATTAAAAAGAAAGCAAGTATTCTTTTTGAAGAAATTCCGCTTCTGCTTATGAATATATTTTTAATAAATTCTTTCATGTTTATTTTTTCTTGTCTTTTATTGTTTGAAATTCGTGATTATGTTGAATTGAACAAAATGAAAGCAATTCTTTTAATACATTTGAAGTAAAAGCATTAGAGATTCCAGCCACCCAATTATCATATACTTCATCAAACCAATCATTTCCTCCTTCTGACTGATATTTTAAATACTTCTTTTGCAACCTTGTTTTTTGAGAATCACTACATGTATCGTATGGATTTGAATTCATAAATATAACCATATCCATTCGTTGTGTAGCAAGACTTGATTCTTTAATTTTAAGAATTAGGTCATCTAATTTTTTATCTGAATGGTCGCTTATTTTTTTATTTTTTTTTCCTTGTAAATAATGCAATGTTATTGGTGTTCCAATAGATGTTATAATCACTGCAAGTAGTCCGTAAAGTGTTGTTACTTCTGTCATTTTTATTAGTATTATTAGTTAGAAAATATTTTTAATTCTTTAAATAAGGTTAGGTATTTGGGTCGAATGGATATGGATATATTGCATTACAATTAATAAAACAATTTTCCATTTTACTCATTAAAAAGATATCTTCAACTTCTTCTAATAATATAGGATCTGCACCTGCGTCAATTATCGCTGCTTTATATAATGAGGTATATTCTAATGCTAAAAGTTTTCTAAGAAATGGAAATGTATTATTTTTACAACACATTCCATATATATCTTTTTGTATAGATAATTGTCCAATTAAATTATTAAATTCAGTTTGGTCAAGGAGGTTTGATGCAGTAGGATATAGCCTTATTTCATTTAAGGCTTGTATTACTAACATTGAGATATCTTCTATCTTATGGTCATTGCAGTTATTACAAGTAACACAACCACAACCACAGATTACATATCTCATATCTCTAATAATATCTTTTAATTCGTCAGTCATGGCTTTTATTTTTTAATAATTTAAAGAGATTCATGAGAGTTAAAACTATCATGAATCTCTAAAATTAAATATTGATTATGGTGCTGTTATAGCAGTAACTATAATTACATTTTGTCCATCTTCATTTGGCCCTGTAGTTAAAACTACTTCTAACTTTCCTGTTAATGGATCAAAATCATTAGTTACATCAACATTATTAAACATAATAGAACCTGCTGTATATCCTGATGCAAATACAATGGTAAATTCAATAGTATCTCCAACAAATAAATTAGAGTTTGGATTTGGTATAACAGAATAAACGTTTGGATCTGAAGTAGTATCAAGTATTGTTGCTGTTTGTCCAGCTTCAATAACAAGGTCATTATCCCCATCTACAACAGTTATAGAAAAAAGAAGAGGGCTTAAAGCGGTTCCAAGTCCTGTAGAAGCACCAGAAATATCAACCCCATTAAAAGTTAATGTTTTTAAATCTGGATATCCTGTCGCGAATACAACACTAAACCCAATAGAGTCTCCATCAAATTGTTCTGTTCTATCGTATATAATACTTTCTATATTTGTTCGCGAAATTTTGATTTCAGGAAGAACACTTAAAGTACGAACATTAACAACATCTTCATTGCGAGGAGTTATTTCTGTGCTTCTAAACATAAGATCAACTCCTTGAAGCGTGTCTAATATACTTTCAAGTGAAGCACAAATAGGAGCAGCATCATTACCTACCGGAACAAGCAATCTCCATTGAACGGGGTGGCGATATATTCTACTTTCACCATTAATATCTTCATTAAAGGCTTCAATAATATATTGAATATAACTTTTTTGATGGTCTGTTTTAAAATTAAAATCGAAAGGTTCTCCATCGATTGTTGATACATAGTTTGGAGTTCCCCATTTATCAAAATTTCCTGAATCAAAAAGCTCTACACGTTGCAGATCAACACCTGCCCCAATTGCTTCTTGCGGCTCTCTGGTAAAAGTCGAAGGAACGGTAAAAGTTGCATGACCAAAAGAGTATTGATAGTCTTCAGCGGTGATGCTTATATTATACATTCTACGTTTACGATAAGCTTTATTATGAACACCATAAACAGAAAGAGAAATATCTTCATAACCACCTACTAATACAATAGCATAATTATGTATATTGTTAGCAACTAATCCATAATTCACAGCTGTTTTATCCCAAATATTAGCTGATTTAAACTCAGCCCCATCAAAAGAGATAGTTGGCATAGGGTTACCTACTAAAGTTTGATTTGTTATATCGCAAAGATATGGCTTAAATGAAGCATCTAAGTTTTTGGATCTTTGAATTAGCTGTTTCATAAATCCAATGAGTACAGTTGCCTGAACATTAATAATATGGTCGGCAGGAATAAGACCATTAGTTAGTTTATATAATCGAGTTCCAGCTGGCACCATAATCGTTTCATTGTATGCAAGTGTATTTTCTGCCAAAGGATTTGTTATATGCAACCTTACAAAATAGTCATTTAATAATATGTTTCCTGCGGCTGAATCTGAAAGTGCTGTTGTATCATTTAAACCAAGAGTTGTAGCAATCCTAAATGATTTAATTGCACAATGATTTGGCCTTGCTGTATGATAAGTCATTGACTTCGTATTCTTTATTTGCCACTCTGTAATACGAATATCATCTTCGCTATACCGCATAGCAATGAATACTTTATTTTTATTTGCAAGAGAAGATAGTACGTTGTAACAATCAGCATCAAGAAATGCTAATTGTCCATCTGTAAGATCTTCGATTGTGTCGCCTTGTGTAGCGTTTATTGGTTGTGTTAAGACCAAAAATTCCTCAACGGATTGTAATGTGTCCATGATTTTATATATTAAATTGTTTTCTTATTAAGTTAGTTTTTTTTAAAAAAAGCCCATGAAAAGCTTAGGGGGGTCTCAACACGGGCTTTTAAAATATAATTATTATGATTCAATGTATGGAGCTCCAGGGCTTGATACACCAGGTTCTAAGACAGCAAATGTTACTTCACTATTATCGGGAGTGAGTTCAGTGCTTTTAAATGTAATGTCTGTCAAATCAATGCTATTTAATATTGATTCAAGATTTCCACCAATTCGACGATCATCAGCTACCGGAACAAGTAATCTCCATTGAACAGGGTGGCGATACATACGATTTTCACCATTAATATCTTCATTGATTGATTCAATCATATATTGAATATATTTCACCCTAGGACTAGTTTTGAAATCAAAATAGAATGGTTCGCCATCTATAGTTGAACGATAATTTGGAGTTCCCCATTTGTCAAAATTACCTGAATCAAAAAGTTCTACTTGTTGTAAATCAATACCAAGACCAATTGCTTCTAATTCATCTCTATAGAAACTAGTGCCACTTGGCATAATTGCAATATTTCCAAAAGAATATTGAAAATCTGAATCACAAATATCAACACCATAAACCCTACGTTTACGATAATTTTTATTATAAACTCCATGTACAGAATTTGAGATATCACAATAACCACCTACTAATACAATAGCATAATTATGTATATCGGTAGCAACTAATCCATAATTTGGATGTGTTTCATCCCATAGATTAGCTAATTTAAATTCTGATCCTACAGAATCTATTACTGTTAAATTTGCATTTGTGATATCACAAAGATATGGTGTAAATGTAGACACAGTCCTTTTAGATCTTTGAATTAATTGTTTCATAAATCCAATAAGTACAGTTGCCTGAACATTAGCAACATGGTCGGCATTATTAAGACCAGTAGTTAGTTGATGTAATCGAGTTCCAGCTGGTACCATAATCGTTTCATTATATGCAAGTGTATTTTCTGCAAAAGGATTAGTGGCATGTATTCTTACATAATAGTCATTAAGTAAGACGTATCCTGCGGCTGCATCTGAAACTGCTGCTGCATCTTCTGCACCAAGAGTTGTGAAAGGAACCATAAATGATTTAATTGCACAAGCCATATCTCTTGGCTGTTTTTTTGTCATTGACTTCGTATTCTTTATTTGCCACTCTGTAATACGGATATCTTCTTCGCTATATTTCATAGCAATGAATACTTTGTTTTTTCCAGCAAGAGTAGATAATACGTGGTAAGAATCAGCATCAAGAAATGCTAATTGTCCAGCCGTAAGAGTTTCTATTGTTTGGCCGGGTGTAACGTTTATTGGTTCTGTTAAGACCAAAAATTCCTCAACGGATTGTAATGTGTCCATGATTTTAAGTTTTAATTGTTTTTAATTTATTGTAAATTGTTCTTGTAAACTTTGCTGTTTTATTTGCATTGTACTTGACGATACATTTCTTGCCGCTAACATTACAGCTAAATCTACAATTTCGTTATGCGTGTTTTCAGGAAGCTCACAGTCATCAGTAGTATTATAAAAAGCACTACCCAAATAATAACCTGTTCCAAAATTAGCCCCATTACATATTCGTAATGGTTTTCTTATAAATTTGATATTTGCATTAGTGCAAATAAGATTGGTTGTGTAATTAGGATCCTTAAGATAGAGTTTTAATTTATTATCTTCTATAATAGCAACAATCTCTCTCCAATTATAAGATGTATTATAAATAGTATTATTTAAAGTTTTATCATAATGTCTAAATATATTAACTTGCATTTCTTCAGGTTCATTATTATTACATCCATCACAAGAAACAAAAGCTATTGCTGAAATTAAATATTTTAAATTAACATCGAGTGGAGTTATTCCATCTGGTTGTAATAATCTATCTAATTCAATTTCGCCATAGTCACCAACGGTATTAACATGAACATTTTTAGTAGTTATAATAGTTCTTAGATCATCTATAATTCTATTTGTTGATTCTACTGCACTTCCTATTTGTGAGAAGCGTGGATATACTTTACTATTAATAAATATATCCATAGCATTATTCAGAAGTTGGTCGACTTCTGGAATTAAATAAGATTTTTGTTGCTCACTACTTTGTGAATTAAATCTTACCGTAAATTCATAATGCATCTCTTCTACTGTCATGATTATATTAATTTAAAAGTTCATTAATTGAATCGTCTTTTTCTTCTTTTATATTTTCTACTGCTTGAATCTTTTCAATTTCATATTCAGCATTTGAATCATTTAAGTCAATTCCTTTGAACTCTACTGTTTTTTCAATATCACTCGCTTTTGGATGTTCTATCTTACCGGATTGAATTGCTGCAATTACTCTGTGCTTAATATCCATATTAGATGGATTCTTTAAGAACTGTACTGCTTCAACAACGTTTCCTCCAATTACAATATCATAATACATTATTATTCTTGCTTTGATATAGAATATTCCAAGACCAATTGCTTCAATTACCATAGACCGCATAGCTAAGTCTTCAGGTGATAAACTCATATATTCTATTACCAAACGAGGATCCGATTCAATATATTTATCTAAAATAACGATAAGCATATTTTTGCTATCATATTTATGCGGAACATTATCTAATAGTGTTACTAGTTCTGCTAGTTTGTTTGGCGTTAATTCCGCTGCCATAATCATAGCTTGTTGTTTCATTGCTACCTTTGACGCTTTTTCATCAGTAACTTCTTCTTCTTTATAAATGTAATGTGTTGCATCTGGTGCATTTCCTTCTTCCCATTCTCTTAACGTATTTGCTATTCCGGGGTGTGCCTCACATAATTTATATAATACATATTGTAGTGGAGTTCCAATATTTAATATTACTGTTTCCTGTCCAAGAACTACCTGTGCTGTTCGTGTTTCCCAGAAAGATTCTTTTCTTTCTTTAGAGTTCATATTAGCTTCTGAGTTCCAAAATGTATTATCCAAATCTACCCCTATCAATTTCCCATAATACTGGGCTTCTGTCATATCATCTTTATATATTTTTTCATAATCAAGTCCTGTTGCATAGCGACCAGTCTTTCTATCCACTAATGCTTTTATAATTCTTTGACCTTCTTTAACTGCGTAGGGACCCATTTTATGCCATTTATCTTTTGGTAATGGCTTAATAATAACTTTCTTTGACATAATATCATTGTTTTAATTAATTAATATTTTTTTTCTAATAAAGACAATTCTACTTTCTTTATAGAAGATAGGATGCCGGGGGCGCCAAAATAAAACGAAACACGCCCCGGGCCTTCCTAAGTTTTTTTAGCTGTATTTGAACTTGATTAATCCAAGTTTGGACGGATCAAGAACTTGTGCCATAATTTCTTCTTCTGCAAATAAACTATAGCCGGAGTAATCTTGAGTTTTTACAAATTGATTTGATTTACCAATAGGTCCTACTGGTGACCAAGTACCACATGTATATCCTGTTGAGAACGAATTAGTACGTGGATGAATTTGGATATTGGGTTCGCCTTTATCTCCAGACAAATCCCAGAAATACATCCATGCTGATTTTTCAGGACGGTTAGTGTACGGGTCTAAGTCTGCTCCCCAAAGATCCATTCTATCAAAAAGAGGTTCATGGATACAAGTTAAAGAACCACCATTTTTCAGATAGTATTTAACCCAATCACCACCTTGATGTCCATAACCAAAGTTATGAATACCATTAACACCTTTTTCTTCTTTAACGACATCAGATAGACGAATAACAATTCCACTATCTTTAACTTCGCCATAGATTGCATCATGCAATAAGGTTTTTCCAATTTCACCTGTAATACAATAAAGGTCTTGTCTTTCTTGCGGAAGTACTTTCCCGAAATAAAGATCAAAAAAGAACTCGCGAATGAATTTAGTTGTAATGGAAGATGTTTCAGCAACATATCCACCATCCAACATTACCTGTTCAATTCCGGGTCCTGCTACAATTCCTCTATTATTTCTGTCTCTTAAGTGAGAAGATGAACGCCCAAATAAAAGGGTAAGTTCAATTTCGCTAAAATATTCATGCCAGAACTCTGCTTCTTTCCAAGCAAGCATACTGGAGAATACTTTCTCTTTTCCCTCAATTTGAGTACGAATATCAAATTGCCACATTTTATCTTCTTCCCAAGCTTGACGAGAAATGATACCTGATTCTTTTCTCACGTAGTTCATTGTAGTCATAAGGGAAGCGTATTGCGGGCCTCTTGCTTCGGTTGAACCAAAGTCAGTAGAAAGTTCTGCATATTTTGATGCTTCTACTTTTGACCAGATTGTACCTTCTTCAAGGTATTTATGTGGAAGGAATAAAGTTCTATCATCGTCATAGGCCATAGCAGTAATGATATAGCCACCTCCATATTGTTTTGGGCCTTCAGTAACACGGTAACGATATCTACTGTCCGCTGAGCGAGGACCGATACTGTCTCCAACTTTCCATCCACATTCATCTACGATAACACGAATAGGGGTACATGCATATCCGGGTTTTGTCGGATTAAGCTGTAATGCTTCTTCGATAATTTTCGAGCCAGATGATTTGTAGACTGGAAGTTTCCATTCTATTTGAGCTGCTTTTTCTGGATTTTTTGCATGGGGGATCTTTGATAACAAAGAAAATACCGGATATTTTGTAGCATACGAGCGCGAGCTAAACAAAGCATCAAGCATAATCTTAGCTTTTTGCGGATTCTTCCCAATAAAATGACCAAAGAAAGCAACCTCTTTCGCATCAATACCATTGAATGTGCTGGGTGCTTGATGTAATTGCGGTTTAAAATTTTTTGCCATAATTGTAAGTATTAAGTTATTTTAATGTTTTTGCCCATTCCTCGAATGTTATGTCCGATACATTATCTTCTATAGAGCGTGGTTTAGTTTTTGAAGAGTTGTCTAGTTTTGTTTTGATCATTTTTGTTACTTTAGTTTCTATTTGTTTTTCCATAAATGAAAAATCAAAATTTCCTTCTTTATCTCTATTTTTTAATAATGTTACTAGTTGTAACATCGTTCTTGGGTTCTTTATTATTTCTTGTAAGTCTCGATAAAGCATAGTTGAGGTTTCACCATCTTCATGTTTAACAGGAGTATTAATATAATTAATATAATCATTTTTTTCTAATTTATTAATCTTTAATTGTCCTAATGGTTTTCCTTCTTCTATAATTCCTTCGAGTTTGTTTTTATATTCTAATGAATACTTTTTAGCTTTTTCATTTCTTTCATTAAGTTCTTTCTCTGCATTTTTTAACCTAATTTCTTCTTCTTTGAGATATTTCGCATATCCTTTTTCTGCAACTTCTTGCAACTTTCCTTCTTTATAAAGTGATTTGATTTGCGTTGCTATCTCATCTTCTTCAAGATCTTTCTTCTTATAATAATCATATAAGAACATAGCTTGACCTTCTTTTGTAGAAACATCATAAACATTGCCAACTTCATTCTTTTTTATAAAGTCTTCTGGCTTTCCTCCATTTATCTCATAAGATATTAAATTACGAGTGTATGGGCTTAATCCAGAAATACTTTCTTTTACTTTGGCTTTTATTTTGTCATTAACCTTTTCTAATAGGAATCCACCTAAATCATCTGGGATTTCTTCATCATCTGCAACATCTATCAATCCCTGTCCTTTTAGAAATGTAACAACATCTTGTTCTACAACTTCATCATTCTCTTGATTTTTTTTGGTGCCTTTTATAGTTTCTTTCTTTTTTGTTTCAGGTTGCTCCTCTTCTTGTTGTTCCTCTTCTTCGGTTATAACCTCTTCCGATTCTTCTATTTCATTATCATCATTAAACAAATCGTTTAAGGCACTACCTTCTTTAAGAACAACACCACTACCTGTTTCTTGTGCAGGTAGAGACGGTTCTTCTTGTTCTGCTTCTGTTTCTATAAAGCCATCTTTCAAATCACCTTCAAATAACGTTTGAAGATCTGCATCTTCATTATCAAATAAAAACTCATCCATTTTTTTTAAATTTTAGTTTTACCAATTCTACGATGTAATAACTCTTGCAAAAATAATATAATTATTTAATAAAAAACAATTATTATATCTTTTATTCTTTTATTTCCGATAGGGCGGCTTATTTTACCTATTCTATTCTATAGGCTTTTTAACTGCTTTTTTATTGGAAGTATTTGTTTTTTTAGTAGCTGATTTCTTTGCTTCTTTCTTTACAGTTTTTTTCTTTACAACTTTTACTTCATCTTTTTGTTCGTTTTGTTTTGTTTCAGGTGTTAGCGCTTCAATCTCAACTTCTACTTTTTGTTCAGTACCATTTACAAAATTAAGAAAATCCTCATACAATCCTTTCTTCTTAATATATTCTACAAGAATATAATTATTGTACATTGATTGGCTTAACCTTTGCTTTGTTTCATGTAGTAAATTCTTTTTATTTACTTTCTTTTTTGAAATGTTTACCATTATTTTATTTTTTTAGTTGATAAATATGTATTAATAAGTTCCATAAAAACATCAGCTTCATATATTAATTTATATAATCCACCGACTTCTTCTACGGATGCTTGAAATTCTTTTTGTTCTTTTGTTTGCACACCATACTTCCATACAAGTTTACCATTTTTATCTCTAACTAGTTCTTTCTTTTTAAATTCAATACATAAAAATGAGTATTGTTCATTTGGAACCAATAGAATCATATCAGATACACCTGGCATTTCACCCATAGCTTTACTTCTATTTCCACCAGGACAATACCATTCTCCATTTTTATTTTGTTTTACTTCTCTTTTTTGTCCATTGGGAACGGCAAAGAATAATCTCTTTTCCCACAAAAGGGGATATTGAGATCTAAATAATACAATACATTCTTGTTGTAATGAATCTTCTATTCTATTCATTTTATTGATTTAAAGTTTCTATCAAAGTAAAAGGCGCTATAACAAATGGTGAATGAGACGTTTTATTTGTGTGTAAAAATACAATTTTTTTTTTATAAAATGATCTTTGTATTATTTTTTTTATTTATATTTGCAACGACCATTTTAATACAGAGAGAGTGTGGTGCTGTCGGGTCATTGTGGTTACGGGCGCCACTTATTCATCTCTGTTTATAGGTAAACCTACTGCCACTTATCATGGTAATAGTTGAAAAAAGATTATACGGCTTAACGTATAGGGATCGTCCAGCGACAAAAAGAGTTTACTCTTAGCAAGGAAGCGAGTTGGATGTCAGTGAATAAGTTCCTACGATAAGATATGAAAGGCGTGGAACAATAAATAAACTGAAGCTGAGGCGAGTGAGCATAATGTGTATGTTCCGGATTGTGAAGAAGAAAGCTATAAAGGTCCGAGAATAAGATTCGACTTATGCTAAGTATCATAAGTGTAAAAGGCCTAAAAACTGCTTAACCTACTAAACACCCAAATAGGGTTGATGTAGTAACCTCTTCAGCTGGGGGGGTAGGGGGGGGATATGCTTTTACCAACCCTTTGCTCACACATACTCGGCAAGTTTAAATGGCAAGTGTCATCATTTAATATATTAATAATAAGTGGCAATAAACTAACTAAAAAAAAAGAAACACCCCATTCTACCAATAATTGGCATTTATGACAATTTTGGTAGAATATCTTTCTTCGGTGCTATTATAACAAACATTTAAATACAGAGAACTAAACTAAGTTAACTTACAAAATTGCATTGTATGTATTACATAACGTGCGTTATGCCCCATTTTTATTCTTTATTTTATGAAATTTGATTTGATTACAAACAAAGCTGAACGACAAGGAGAAATAAACCCAAATGACGAGTTTTATACTCCAAACTATGCAATACTACCATTGCTAAAATATTTAAAACCTAACAGCGTTGTATGGTGTCCATTTGATACAACAGATAGCAACTTTGTAAAGCTATTAGTAGCACAAGGACATAAGGTTTTAAACACACACATTGAAAACGGATTTGATTTTTTTGAAATGGAAGTGCCACAATGCGACTACATTATTTCAAACCCGCCTTACAGCCTTAAATTTGAAGTGTTTAAAAAACTATTTGAGATAGGTAAACCTTTTGCAATGCTTGTAGGTGTAGTTGGATTGTTTGAAAGTGCTAAACGCTTCAATTTATTCAAAGAAAACAAGTTTGAAATAATGTATTTTGATAAACGAATAAGCTATTTCAAAAGCTACACAGACCAAAAGCCGAGTTTAAACCCTCCGTTTTCAAGTGTGTATATTTGCAATGGAATACTACCAAATCAAATTACATTCGAGGTTATATCGAAGGCTCCTTAAATGGGGCATAACTACAACCGCTATGTTTTATAGCCTTTGTTAGTTGCAGTACTTTATTTAAAATCAAAACTTTATGAAATATATGGGAAGTAAAAATCGGATAGCAAAGGAAATACTACCGATAATGTTAGAAAAAAGAGAGAACCGAACTTGGGTAGAACCTTTTGTTGGTGGCGCAAATATGATTGACAAAGTGCAAGGTAAAAGAATTGGAGCTGATATTAACCCTTACTTAATAGATGCTTTGATTGCTATTAGAGATTGTGTAGTTGACTTGCCTAAAAACAACAAAGAGTTTACTGAAGAAGACTATAAAGAATTGCGAAAAAGTGATAACTATAAATACAAAGGTTATGCAGGATTTGCTTTTAGTTATGGTGGTAAATGGCTTGGTGGTTGGCGTAGAGATGGTTTGAATAAACGTGACTACGTGAGCGAAAGCTATAAAAATGCAATAAACCAAAGCCCACTATTGCAAGGTGTAATATTGATAAATGAAAGTTATTTAGACTTACAAATACCTGAAAATAGTTTAATCTACTGCGACCCACCTTATGAAGGAACTACTAAATACAAGAATAGTTTTAACCATACCGAATTTTGGGATTGGTGCAGAAAAAAGGCAAAGGAAGGACACATTATATATGTAAGTGAATATAATGCCCCGAATGATTTTAAGTGCGTTTGGGAAAAGAAAATTGTTAGCTCACTTACAAAAGACACTGGTAGTAAAGTTGCAACGGAGCGTCTTTTCTTGTATTGCAACTAACACGTGTTAGTAACCGTGTTTTACTTGATTACATGTCTGTATATCATATAACCACCATTAATCCAAACGTGAGAAAATTTAAAGTTTGGAAAAATACTATGTTGTTTAAAATCTGAATACCAGCTTTCATTTTCTTTTACATAAACTTGTATATGTCCAGCTTTACTTGAATTATTTTTCTGCCATATAATTATATCGCCATTTTCAGGTTTATAATCATCAATAGTTAATCCAACAAGCGGAATATAATCATTCTCCAACAAAACCGGTTCGTAGTCTCTTGGATATAATGGTATCTTTGTTATAATACCATCAGATTCTTCTAATGCTTCTATTACATTCTTAGCACAATAACCTATGCTACGTTCTCGGGCTGTCTTAATAATATTGTGTGTAAATTTTTCTAAATTCATGTTTTATTTTTTTATAGTTTTAGTATTTGTATATCCATCCTTTATCCTTATCATAATCTACATCGTAAACATCTTCTCTAAGAATCATTATAAAAGCATTAGGCAATCCTTTTACCATAGGTATAAGTATAGATAAACTGTCTTGCTTTTTAGATATTTCCTTTGTTAAAGAGGAGACTTCTTTTGTTAGATTATAATTTGAATTAAGCAAATCATTATTCTCTTTTACAAGCACTTCAATTCTTCCTGTTGATTTTACTAATGTATCATTAAGAGTTTTAATTTGATATTGATAATTCTTCTCTCGTTCTTGATATTGTCCAATAGATACATCTTTTTGCGCATTTTCGAGCTTGAGAGCATTGTATGACTTACAACTACTACAAGTGGACATCACAAGAAATAATACTGATAAAATTAAAATAATCCATCCGATTAATTTAATGTTTGTTTTAATAAATTCTAATACTGTTTTCATGGTTTTATTTTTTTAGTGATAGGTGTCTATAGGACTACGATATAAGTAGTCCTAATAACCTATCTGTGTTTAATCGTAATTAACTCTACTATCTAATGTCATTGATAATATTAAATGTTCAATTTTATTTTTTGAATCAACATCCTCGTCACCTATTAAATCTAATTCCGGTTTCAATTCCCAATTGTCAAGATTTGCAAAGTAATCAGACGTTTCTATCATATTAACCAATTCCATAATTTATTAGTTAAGTTTTATTATTCTTCAGCATCTTCCCTGCGAGTAGATTCATTTTCTATCTGTTGTTGTCGATACTGATTAATTTCTTCTTGCTTGCGAGCACGTTCTTTTCTTTCAGCCTCATAATCTCTATTAGATTCCATAGTAGCTCTTTCAAAATAATCGTTAATGTTATTTTGTGGGTTAGTATCAGCTTCTGGATTATAACTTGCACCAAGATATGCCTGTTTAGCTAATTCTGTTTTTCTTCTTTCTTCTTCTTTTAACAAAATCTCTTTTAATTTCATTTCATGTTCTTTCTGTTTAGATTCCATTTCCATCTGTAAAAGTTGTTGCTTTTGTTGGAAATCTTCTTGTCTTATAGCATCTTCTCTTTTTCTTCTTTCTGCTTCAGCCTGTGCAAGCAATTCTTTTGCTTCTGTTATATTATTCTGTTCAAGTAAGTCTATAGCACGGCTAAACTCAATAGTTTGATTTTGTAATGATGCATGAATAAGTTGATATAGACTAGACTTTATATCTTCAGACATACTTGCATCTTCTACAAATAAGCCATAAGTAGCATTATCTAATAATTCTCCATTAACAGTAAAATAAACTTCATCCATATCATCAGTCATATAACTCTTAGTTACTTCAGATATACTTCTATAACAAATCTTAATATCTTCAATAAGGTATTTTATAATATTTGTTTTAAACTGATTAAAGAGTTCAAACATACTATATAAAGCAACTGAACTTTGTTGTATTGCTTGCGATGTTACAGCGGCTCCATCTCTTTCAAACATTTGCCCCTCTAATTGACGTGGTATATTAGAAGCTTCTCTTGCCATTTCTTTTAAATAGTCTACTATTTTTAAATATCCATTCATATCTGGTGTGCCATTCATATTAAGAACTTTGGCTACACTTGCTAAATCATTAGCACCAGCACCATCATAATCATTAGGATTTATTAGGCCAATACCAGTTGAATTAAATGTTGCCAGCCACTCTTCCGGTGTTTCTGCATCGTCCTTAACCATCACTTTTGAATTAAGTAATAGTTTAGTTCCTTTATCGTTACTAAGCGCAATATTAATTCTAAACATTAATATATCAAGCATATACTGATATGGTTTTAATCTATCTACAACAGATACAATACGATCACTATTGCTATTTTGCACAACTCCAATATATGGAAGTTTAACATCATAGATAGAATCAATATCTTTAAACTGTCCTTCAACAGGTCGCATACGGAAATATTTATCTTTCACTTTCCACGTTTCATATATCTCTGGAATCCATCTCCATTCAACTTCAATTTGCATAGGACCTAAAACCTCAGGTTTAAAACTATCATCAACCATCATGACTTGTGTTTCTCCACTCATCATATCGGTTATTTTAGCAAAGCCTACTTTCCTTAATCCTCTCCAACATCCATGATATACGGATAGTTTATCATTAACAGCAGCATCATCGTCTTCTTCTTCAAATTCCGCATAGTATAATGGATTTTGAAGATAATTTAATTCTGTGTTATACTTATCTCCATATTCTGTTAATTCTTTTAAATCATCTTGTTTTAACTCATCTCCAAACAAAGTAGCTATCATCGTTGTTGACATACGATATTCAGCTATACACCATTCACCATCTTCAATAAAATTACTTGTATCATTAAGCTCATAATAAAAACGCATTGGCTTTATTGGAATAAGAGATGGTTCATTATTAAAAATACCCTTATAAAGAATTGCGCGACCGACTTTTATATAGTCATCAAAACAATCATTTACAAGTTTATATATATTTAGTTTCTTTTTATAGTATTCCAATAAATGATTCATTGCAATCTCAGCAGGATCCTTATAATCTCGTTCCATATACAACGCTATTTCTTTAGGGGTCATCACTTCACGGGCTTGTGCTACCTGTTGTAAAATAGCTTCTTGTTGTTCTTTACTTAACTTTCCGCCTTGTTGTTCTACTAATTGTTGTACTTGTGCTTGAAGCTGCTGATCAATTTCCCCCATAATAATATTTTCAAGACTTTCTTTCATCAATTCATTTTCTTTCTCAAGTCGTCTTGTAGTAGCTTCTGTGTTTGTAGCTCGGATAACATACTTAAATGGATAACGTTTTTGTAATCCTCTTAACGTATTTACTTTACTGCTTATAATATCATAGTTTTCAAAATTAACGGGCATCATACCCATATCTATACCATAAGGCTTTACTACATTAGCAAAGTCATCAAGATTAAGAATATTATCACATAAGTCATAATTAACCTTCATCTTGTTATACCTGCGTAATGGTTTCTTATTCTCATCAAATACTACCGTATGATAATTACTTCTACATGATATAAGAAAATTTATATTATTCTTATACCACTCAAAATCATTTGCTCTTTTCTCAGCTGCTGTCAGCATAGTCTTAGTATAAATACTATTACTGCTCGGTCCTGACATGTTTGAAGTAGGGGATTTGGTTTTCATTTTAATTTGTGTTTATATTACTCGGTTATATTTCACCCGTTGGGATATCCATAATATCAAATTCCAAAATTCTTTTCTCAGTACCTCTATCTAAGTTAATCCAGTATTTTAATTGCTTTGCTACTATCTTAAACTCTTCCTGTTTAGATAATTCTGGAGATGATATTTTTTTATATACTTTTTCTATTTCTTTTCTATTGTATTTCAAAAACTTATAAATCTTCTTCATCCTTAATATAACAGGATCGGTTTCATCATACATACCATTTACTAAATTAAGCAAAGGTCTTAGTTGATAATCTTCTACTATTTGTTCAAATACATTGCTTGACATTCCAACGTTACTACTTTCTACTCTTGCCTGGAATGCTTCATTAAGAGTCCCTTTCTTATCTTTTACTTCTTCTATTCTACGGTCAAGACTTTGTTCTATATCTTCTCGTTCTTGGTCGTAAGTTATCCAGTTATATTCTCGTAATACAGATAATAACATCTTTCTCTTATGATGTAATATGCCAACTTTTTCTATTAAACCATCTATTTCAACCTTTAGCATATTTAACTCTGTCTCCGTTGATGCCAACTCAGCGTGGCTCATTTTCCTTATAAATTTCTTCTTTACCATTTTATTTTATTTTTTGCAAATATAATCTTTTATCTGGAATTAGCATATAATTTTTTTAACACATTCCAACATTTTTTAATATCTTCATTACTAGAATTACTTCTATCTCTCCTTGCATCTAAGATATCAGAGTTCTCTAATTGTATCATTACCATAATCAATGCGGAAATATGGTCAAAGTTACCCTTATTCATATCAAAAGAACACAATTCCTCTGCTAACCGCTTACTTAATAATCTATCGTAATTATAAATAGGTACACCTTCTTGATCAAATCCCCATTCTCTGCGTAACCAATTATTTATATATCTTACTCCACTTTCTTTTAATTTACTAGGTATATGGCACCCATAAATACGCTTAACTTTACTATTCTTTATACTCCTACCTATTACATCATCAGGTTGACTTGCTAATATATCTAATCTACCTATCTTAGTAAAGTATGCTAATGTGCCGGGACATTCATTCTCATACATCCCCTCGCTATTATACAGATCACACAGCATGCCAAAAATCTCATCTATATCATCCAAGTCCTCACGTCTTCCTATAAACTCTGCCACAATCTTATCTCCATCATAAACCTCTGTACTTTGCGGCTTAAATACAAGTATGCTTGCTAACGAAGAACCCTTGCTCTGTCGTACAGGGTCATAACCTATCTTATAATAATTACGACCTAATAATTGATTAGGCATCTCATATATAATAACTTCACCATTTATATTGTCATGGTTATCATATAATCCCATAATACAATTATTAAAGTCAGGCAACAACCTTACATTTACATTACCATTTCCCCGATACAACGTTACTGCATTACCTCGCTTCTCATGTAGCTTGTCCTTATTTAATACCTGTAATCTATTACTTATACCTATAGTAGGAAACATATTATCACCAACTACCCCAAATGCTTCTGCACTATTTAATGGATCCTCTTGCATCCTTTTCCGTAATAAGGCTGCGCTCGCACCATTATTCTTCATCTTTTCCCTTATTGACAGCTCATAATCCATTGCCTTAGCTAAATCACTATTCCCAGCTTTATCATAAAATCCCAACCAACCCCAATGTCGTGGGAAAAATAATCCTTCTATCTTACCCTCATTATTAGGATTCCACTTATCATAGACACCCATAAAACCATACGTCAAGGGAGACGCATGAATAGCGGATAAATCATAACTACTCTTCGTTAAATCACCAGACGTACCTAATATCGTTAACATCCCAGTCTTATATTTACCAGCGCGTAAACTATTATCCAATATCGTACATACTGAAATTAAATTACCCGGTAAACCAAACGCACCACTCTCATCTATTATTCCATCATAAAACGTCAATCCTCGTGCTGCATTTATATAATCACCACCAAACGTTATTCCTACTACCTCGCTCTTATAACCACCCTCTGTTACACTACCATTATTATGATAAACCTTCTTACTCGCTCTTATATAATAATCACTCCACCTATTCTTAAAATCATTCCTGTGATTCCATGGCGTATTCGCATCTATAAAACTTTTCATTACCCGAAACTTCTCAAATAATAATAAGATATACGTATCATCAAATCCCATAAACACAGTCCTGCTATTTCTCCTATGATAGTAATTATTTGCAGCTATACCCGCCATCTTATAACTCCAACCCGTTTGTCTTGCCTTACCAACCGCCATATTATATCCACCCTGCTTACACTCTTCCTTCATCTCTAAATACAACCCTATAGAAGATTCATCAGATAAACCATGTCGCTCTAACGTCTTCTCTAATCCATAGCGCTGTATCTCCCTATGCCAGTAAAACTCATAATCACTATCCCTGAAATCCGCAAAACCCTCACCACTCTCTATATACTCCCCATTTGAATCTAATATCGCTCGAGTTAATGGACAGTAGTTTAAATAAAAATAATAATCCCCCGTTACTCGCAATCCATTATATCCATATCCATTCAAACATCGGGAACGCTCCTCCCTCCAAAAATTCTTCCAATCTAAACTCCCTAAATTATAATTACAGTAATAGCCATGTTCTTCAAAATTAATTCGAGAAGCTAAAATTCCTCGTACATCTTCCTCTTTAAATAACATATCTATTATTATTTCTCTTTCCTAACTATTATTAATCCGTAAACTCATTCAAATCACCCTTCTCAAGTCGCTTACCCGACTCGTCAAACTCTACCTCTATCTTCTTCCAAATACGTAAAATCATATCATTTATCTTCTCTAATTCTAATAAAGCACTCGTTACATCCTTAGGCTTATATAACGGACTGCCACTCTTCGTCTCCTTTGTTAAATCCATATCATTAGATATGAAACGCTCTAAGGTATGCCTGCTCTTTAATATATTATCATAACTACTTATCAACATGCTTCTGCCTCGCTCCAACTCCTTATAGCGCTCTATACTCTCACGCTCCTCTTCTATATTAAAAGATACACCCAAATCATTGTTTACTCGTTGACAACGATCCTCTAAATATCCCCTATAGACATTCCAACTCAAAACACTACTGTTATACTCTACCCACAATAAATACTTTATACCTCGCTCCTTATATTGCTTGTCCCAATACACACTGCTTAAGGTATATTCACTCGCCTTTAAGCCACCATTCTCCTCTTTAACTAATAACATCTTCTATTGATCCCCCCTTATTTAATTCATGAAACTCCCTGTATTGCTCACATAATTGACCTAAACCTATGAACCAAAATCCCCTACGCTCCTGATTTAACCCTATACACATACCTCGCTCATAATCCTTCATCTGTCCAAAATATTCACCCAAAACAGCTCGTATCGTATATAAATCTAAGCCTAACTCTACACTTAACTCATTCTCTATTTCTACATTCTTCTTATCTTTGTAAGACATCTTTTCCTCCTTTTTTTAAAAGCAAAGATAATACTTTTTTTTAATTTCTCAATAGCTCCTTAAATTTATTAATAAATACTAAATAAATAAGTATAGATATTCAATAAATGCGTATAAATATTCAATAAATGCGTATATTCAATAAATGCGTATATTTAATAAATGCGTATATTCAATAAATGCGTATACCTTGTATGTGGAGTGGTGTGCGATCACCACGAATGGGGAAATGCCCCCCACCTGTATTCGCCAGTGAAATTTTCAGGTGGGTCTATTATATATAGTAATATATAATATTTTAATGATGATGTATGTCTAAGTACATCTCAATCATCTGAAGACCTAACAGAAGACAAGGTGTGCTACTTGATGTTGTCTGTCAAGTGTCTTCTGATAGTATATGTAAGTACATCCATAATATACAGACACAATAAATAAATATATAGGGGTTAAGTTGCCACCCTACCAAAGTGCAGCACATTTATATTTATGTCATTACCAAAGATCCCGTTTGGTGATGATTAACATTAGTCCCACAAGGGGGGCATAGGGATTAAGTTATGGTTTATATTTTTAAATTCTTCGTAAATCTTCTTATTTATGTATTTAAATACATAATGATTGGATTTGTTTTTTTAAGTTTTGGAATTCTATGTATAGGAATTGTTATTCCTATAACAATAATTTTTTCCACATTAAAATGGATGTGGAAATTTAACACCACAGCCTTGTATGATGGCTGTGAGTATATAATATATCTTTATGATGAACTGTTAGATATCTACTTATGTAACAAACCAAGTTTCAAAACTTTGAAATAAGTGATATTGTGGCTGAATGGTTATAAGATAGGTTTGATTCCTATCCAGCCACCTATGGGGGATACCGAAAACCCTTTAATAGAGTAGGCATTTATATTTATATCATGGTATTATCCCGAATGCCATAATTAACATTAGTCCTACAAGGGGGGCGAGGGATTAAATATGGAAACAAGAATTTTTAAAACCTTTCGTCTCTTTCTAGAAAGAGAAGATAAAAGTCTTAACGGTGTGAGCGAAGAATTCGCTGCCCAACATCCAGATTATCAAACTCAAAATGAAAGTAATTCCGGCTGTTGGAATTGCTATGACTGTATGAATTGCATATCGTGTGAATTTTGTTTCTCGTGTAACCATTGTTACTTTTGCGTATCTTGTAGCAATTGTTACAATTGCGACTCTTGTATATCGAGTAAATGGTGCAAATCATGCGTATCTTGTAGTAATTGTTATGCTTGCGACTCTTGTATATCGATTAACTCGTGCAAATTGTGCAAATCGTGCAATTTGTGCGATGATTGCAGATTGTGTCACTGTTGTTACTTGTGCGACTTTTGTAGCAACTGTTCAGGTTATGAATACTGTGAAGGTCTTAGAGGATAATCCAATTAAAATTTATATCACATCATCACTAAAGATCCCGTTTGGTGATGATTAACATTTGGTCCTTAAAGGAGGGCTTGGGATTGTGTTATGAATAATCTATTTCCTACAACAAAACAAAAGTACGTGATGACAGATGAGACGATCATCGTCAACGGCAAGACCCTTTACCGCATTAAAGCGGTAAGAAGTTTTTTTGATGTAAAGGAGGGAGATCTGGGTGGCTACGTGGAACATGAAAACAACTTATCCCATGATTTTGAATCATGGATTTACCACAACGCAAAAGTTTGCGGTAACGCTCAAATATTTGGTAATGCTATCATTCGTGATTCAGCAACAGTTTGCCACAACGCAATAGTTCAGGGCAACGCAAATGTTTGCGGTAACGCAATCGTTGGTGGCAGCGCAAATGTTTGCGACTTCGCCGTCGTTGGAGATTCGGCGAAAGTACTCGGAAACGCTGTCGTTAGTGATGTAGCGAGAGTTATAGATTTCGCTATAGTTAGAGGAAACGCTAATGTTTGTCAATATGAGATTGTTTGTGACTCAGAAATCGTTAGTGGTGATGCCACTAACATAATTTAAATTTACATTATGGTATTATCCCGAATGCCATAATTAACATTAGTCCTTAAAGGGGGGCGAGGGAAAGTATTATGAAATATGAAAACGGTTTAAAAGATTTATTCTTCGTTATTGCAAACGAAGAGGGAATCTCCGCTGAAGGAATCCTCACACTTGATGAGGATTCTAATTACTACAATTCCTTAACTAAGGAATATGATACGCTCTTTGCTGATTCACTTTCTTACGCCAATTTGGCGGAGAAAGGAGAGTTTGAAATTCTAAATGAGCTTGAAAACAAGGCTCGGTTAAACGGTTATGAATTAGCCGTTTTTAATAATTATGATCTGATTGAGAGGTTTCTTGCCTCTTTCTTAGATTAATTCTATGACCTGAGCAAGTCTTTAAACTGCTCTTTCATCACACCCTGCCTACTCATGGAGGTGATGGATAACAATTCAAAGTGTATTATTAATTTATATTATATCATCACTAAAGATCCCGTTTAGTGATGATTAACATTAGTCCCACAAGGGGGGCTAGGGAAAGTGCTATGACAAAAACTTCAAAAAAGAATGCAACTATTGTAAGAAAAAGTTCAATGACAGAGAAAAACTGTAACAATGAATCAATTATTACAGTTGAATCAACTGTAAGAAAAAACGTAAAAAACATTACGTTTAAGCTATACATCGATAAAACTGATTTTCTTTATATTTTTAAAAGGGCATATATTGCCGAACTTCAAGATAAAGTTTATCTAAAAGTATTAAAGTTTAGTAATAATAATGGTGATACCTATTATAGATTAGGTCTTAAAGGTGTTATAGTGGGGGCACTCTATCCTACAACAGATGAGAGTTCGCTCTCATTTAATTCTATCGCATTAGATGATTATGCGATAACACGCATTCTAAATACAACATTCCGATATAAAGACAGATTAAAATCTGTTTTTTGGATAAAAGAAATCAAATACGTACGTGATGGCGTCGCCAAACACGCACGTTTGGTGACACTTCCAGCAGAAGATGGGCTCTCTGTAGGTTCAGCTTTTATGAATAACAGATAATAAATTAAAACACAACTATCTCTTTCCAAGATATTGAGGACACAGCGTGTTTCCTATAAGGTTTGCTGTGTAAAATACAATTTAAATTTATATTATGGTATTATCCCGAATGCCATAATTAACATTAGTCCTAAAAGGAGGGCAAGGGATTGCATTATGAATATAACAATATTAAACCTAACGTTTGTAGATTTCTATAAAATTACAGACAAACAAACAGGAAAATTAATTATTAAAAGAATTTATCAAGCTCCTGATGGTACAACTGGGACATTAGGTTTCTTTCACAAAGAAATTAATAAAGGTAATTTTCATGGGTGTACGATTAGGGTATAACCCGCGAGCCCCTGAACGTTTAGATGTTTCGTACTTACGGGATTCCTAGTTGTTTAGATGTTCATAACTCCGAGTACGTCCAGTCGTTGAGGTGTTTCGGTAAACCCGCGACTACTGATGTTAAGAGTTATCTAAAATTAAGAAAATCTGTGCGTCCCGACCTTTGGAATATTTGGTGTTTCATAGGCCGTGGAAATGAAACTAACACGTTGATAAGTAAGATATTAGGATTTGTTAACGTGTTGTTAATCTGATACAATAAAACAAACGTTTGCATGCAACCAGCGGTATGTAAACGACAAAAACATTATCCAAGGTAACCCGATACACCTGTCAGCTGGTTGGCGAACGTAGGGATAAAGTGAAAAATATACCTATTAGTCATCATTCCCACAAGGTGGGAGACGAATTTATTAAAGCGATTAACAACGTATCTATACCTTGTGGGGTGTGGATACGCTTCCGAAAGATCGCAAGGACTTATTTCCCCTTCCCGTTAGGGGACTACCGCATTATGCGGGTTCAGGGTGAAGAGTTTACGATTGTGAAAGACCCTTTGTCTTTTATCTTTATTAAGGGGTGTGAAAACATTCCCGTTAATGGTGAGACTACATTACGCGACCTTCAGCCATTCTTCATGCGGAGGCTACCTATCCACGATGAGCCAATCTTAGATCATAATGGCTTCAATATTATGAAGCTGAAAAGTGGTCAATACATACCCGCACTCGCATGCTTCGCAGGCTCCGCCTACAACAAGAAGGATGTGCTTAGCGAACACTCCTTACATAAGGTTATTGGAGTCTCTCTTACTGAGGACAATATCAACTTAGAGTTAGAAACTCCAAAAACAACTAAAACACCAAAGAAGGTGCGCAATAAGAAAAAGGATAACTCATTCAACGCCTATGACGAAAACTTTTCTCTTGAAGATTACTACAACAATCTTATTGATACAGCTATTCCCTGTAATAACGGGGCTAAAGCTAAGCGAAAGAAAAAGAAAAATATGAAATATGACGACTAATGCCGTATAATTCTACGGAAAATATGTGGGAAAGTGCCACTAATTAGTTGTTTATTGGTTTAATTTGTTTTTTTACTATTTTCCATTTTCGTTAAGTTTGTGTGTAAGGCTTAGAGGGATAAAGATTTGTATATACGGTATTTTTATTTAGAAACACTTACATTAAAAATAAAACGACATGATTAACTTAAATTTATTATCTGCGTGTTTGCCTTATAGTGATACATATTTATGCAGGTTAGTTCCTGTAAAGAAGGTTCATTGGGAGGGAGATAGTATTAAGTATATTATACGCTTATATAGTTATACTAAGGAAGAGAAGTTAGGAATAAGTTATACGTTAGGTATAATATCTATTAATAATACTAAAGAGGGTATGATACGTTATAGTGGTA